CATTATTCTTGCATGGGGCTGTGAACGTAATTCGTTATAATGGTCACTGAGTGCTTGTTCCATGAACACAAGTTTCATATATGAACTTGATGATTGACTATTGTGGTAGTCAGAAGTTTGTTTTGATTCATTCATCAAGCCACGAACTTTTGTAAGCATGGTTCGTGTAGATGACATGGACATGTTATCTACATTAAACGGCATTTCATATTGTTCTTTTAATACTCTAGTAGAGTAAGAGCGGCGATTGTTGTTTAGTTCGGTTAGTTTCATATTTGTATTCCAGAGAAATATATAATATATTTATCTTTTCTTTCTTTATTGTATGGATTTGTTCAACCGTTTATTTTGCCAAATCTTAGAACTTGTCACATATCCGGATAATTCTTCAGTAATTTGCTTTCGTTCCATCTTTTCTTCTCCCATTTTGGCTAAATAAATTAATTTTTCTTCTAAATTTTTAGCCTTTTTTGCTAGATTTTGATGTATTTGAATCTCACTATCTACACTAGCCAAGTTGTTATCCAATGTAAATATACGATTGGATTCATATATGAAGTTTTGTTGATCAAATGTACACCAGGCTACGGCATTCTTTAATATATTGAAGGATTTAGTTTCAGCAACATAATCCTTTATCACTATATAGCAATCGTTGTTTTTTCTAATGGTATACTTGTTAAACAGAAAATAAGAACCATCCTGTCCTTGCATAATAGATATTTCGCTTAATCTAGTCATATCCTGTTTGGATACTGTTTTTTCTAATTTGTGTAATAGTTTATCACTAATCATTTTTTAATACTTTAAAATATATGTTTCTTAGCTCATCACTTGTGTCTAAGAATGAGGGAAGTTGTTGCCATTCAGTATGACATTTTATCATAGGAACTTGATCGCAATCACGATATAATGATCCTAATTCATTTACCCCGTCATAAAACACACTAGGATGTTGTACTGTAAAGTCAAAGGACCAGCATGGATAAGTTTCTTTTTCTAATTGCTCAAACAAGAAACCAAACTCTGTAAACTCGTTAAATTTTATATCTATTCTTTTGGGTAAACGAACTACTTCAGGCTGGCTACGTAATGATATTGCTTGCTGTATTGTATCAAAATTGCATTGAGTATTGCGTTTATACATCCATTCTTTTACATCTTGATCCTCTATCGGACGGTGACGGTTGAGTACATTAGTCTGTGTAATATCAAATAAGGTATAACAGGTGATTGTGTAACTCATACTAGTATTTAACAGAGGTAAAAAAACCCTAGAAAATCTAGGGTTCTTTTAGACAGATGTTGATTAACCTGTGAATGTTGCTGTAGCTGTAGTTACAGTGGTATTAGCAGCACCGCCTGCAGTCAATGCAGCAACAACAGCCGCGTTCAATGTTGTTGTAGTCCATGCAGCAGTTGGATACACAGCCATTGCCAATGTATCAGGACCTGCAGTTGTAAACTCATAGATGTAAACTGTAGCTAATTGTTGTGTAGCTTGGATAATCAAGCTAACTTGAGTACCTGTCAATGCGCTTGAACCAGATGCTGTAACTGTGAAGTAGTCTAGCTTAGGACCTTGAGGTTGAACTGTGTTAGCTGTGCTAACTGCGTTTGCACCACTGTTTGTGTATGCCGGTGAATCAAAGTTGATTACCGGTAGTAAGTCACCGTTAACTTTTGTAAAACTTGCCATTTTGAAATTCCTTAAATGTTTTGAAGCCTACTGCCTCATACATTTATTTATCATTTGTTACAAAAAAGTAGGTTTTGGGTTGTTATTTTTGATTGGCCATTGCCTGCTGAACTCTTTGATCAAATTTTGCTTGTTCTTCGGGGGTAACGCCACCTTCTCGTGCTGCTCTGACTTTACCTTTTGGCATCTTTACAATGTTGTCTGTAGCAGGAGGTGTTGCTGCTGCTGTAGGTGCTGCTGCTGTAGGTGCTGCTGTAGGTGCTACTGCGGTGCCGCCCCGCCCTGCTAATGTATTATCAACAGTTTTCTTAACACTTAGTAAATCACGCTTACGTAATGTAGGTATAATTTTATTAATCTGTCTCACACCAACCATAGACTGCTGGTCTGCTGCTGGATTCGGTTGTTGAACTGCTGCTGGATTCGGTTGTTGAACTGCTGCTGGATTCGGTTGTTGAACTGCTGCTGGATTCGGTTGTTGAACTGCTGCTGGAGTAGTTTGCTGTCCTGCAGCAGCTTGTTGAGTAGCTTCCGGACTATGCGAAAGCGCCCAACCTAAATCTGCCAATTTTGTAAGTGCATTCTTGCCATTATCTTTGGCATATGTAGCTTGAACCTCGTCGGCTAAAGTTTTAAATTTACTTACAGTTGCGGGGTCATTCATGGGTACCTTTACCCCGTGCAAATATTCCAAAAACAAACCTTGAATATATTGACTTATTGATTGCCCGGCAGCTTCGTTGACATTCAAAATACCTTCAAAAATATTATTTAATTTTTCAAATGCTTTATTTTCTCTGGTCACAGCAGAAGCGTTTGGATTTCTACCCGATTTCCAAACTGCTGGTTTTGGTCTAGGAGTCATACCTGCTCTAGCTACTTGTGTAGCTGCGGCTTGTTTTTGTTGACGTACTTGGGCAGGTGTCTGTGTCACTGCTGCCGGTGCTGCATTTGGATTACCAGGCTTTGCAGTATTTGTTTTACTAACAGGAGCATTAGCCATTGTGTTTGGTTTGTTCCCGACACCGGTCACTGGAGCTGCAGGGGCTTGCGGTTGCTGAGTAGTTGGCGCTGCACTCGTTGCATTAGGATCTACTAACCCGCTATTAATTGCGCTAGCTAGGCCAGAAATAGCTTTTTGCATGAAATTGCGAACAAAGATATTTTTAGCCATTTTACCTTCTCTATCTTGTCCTGCAGGAGTATCTCCCATAAAACTTTGACCATAATGCCCAATCAACGGCGACCAGTCTATTGCCTCGTTTTTTGGTTGTTTTAATTCATTCAATTTCACGGCTTTTTCCTTAATGATTTAGCAAATCTCTGCTGATCTTTGCTTTTAATCGCACTTAACAGCTTTCGCTCTAATATCTGTGCTTGTTCTTCTGGATAATGCTTATTAATTAACTCAAGTAGATTAATAGCACTGGTTATGATATTATGGGCTCTACTCTCAATAATGTGACTGGTGTCACGGTTATTGCCTAGTTCTTCTAATTCCTGCAAGAGGGATCGGGTTTGTTTTTGCATATAATTATCTTACTTGTATTTATGCGATTACCGAATAATTATTTCTTTAGTGAGTTCAATAGAGATTTTAACTTTGCTCCCTGTGCATCAGCATGAACTGTTCTAGTCAATGGCTCCATGGTTATCTCACCTGTAGTTTGATCAACAGTATAGTCGGTTACAGTAGATTGAGGTTTCAATGTACTCATAATGTCATTTGGACTTGGTTTGGGTGTATAACTCTCTTCCCCTTCGCCACCTGTATCACTAATACGCATAGTTTCAACATCGTATTCTAAGTCAATCTTCATTCCCACCCCTGTTGAACTACGACTTTTCATGCATTGAATCTGATACTTGCCACGTTCACGCATACTGCGACTTGTGAAAATACCAAACACGTTATCTGCTGTGTTAATCTTACTGATACCACCTGCAATATGACTATGATCAAATTCAATCTCATCAACTGCACTACGATTCAACTGACTTGCTGTAACTAATAATATATTAAGTTCTTTGCTTACATTACGCAATTCCTCAGCTACATACTTGTCTTTAATAAACTGATCATTTGGATTGACTTTGACCGATACTGGCATAACTAAGTCAAGATAATCAACCATTACAAAATCAATCTTAATACCAGTTTGAATCTGTACCTCTTTTAAATAAGCACGGATATCGTTTACATTACTCTGAGCAGGTAAATTCTTGACACGATACTTACCAGCTTTCTTGCCTGCCATCTTGACACGTAGTTCGGTTGTATCAATATCTTTGCGAATCGCCTTTGTACCCATCATGGTCAACATTGCATCTGTACGCAAACTTGTTAATTCTTCACTCAATTCTAATGTGATATATACCCCACTCATACCAGCTTGCAACCAATTTAGTGCAATGTTCATCATTACTAATGATTTACCTGAACCACTACCACCTGCAAAAATATTTAATTCTCCACGACTCATGCCACCATATAGTATCCTATCCATCTGTGGCCAACCAGTAGATACTTGCCCACCTGAATTAAAATACTTGTTGATACGACCTTTAGGATCAGCAAAGTAATCAGTACCCATGTCTTTTTGTAAACTAATCTGCACCGCATCTTTGATTAGTTTCTCAACTGGTTCAAACTCACCTTTCTCTAATAAGTCTGCTGCCTTGAGAATCGCTCGTTCTAGTTCTTGCCTCTTAGTGAATGATTCAAATTCATCAAAGAACCATTCAAAATGTCCATCATTTAATTCTGGAATAGGATCAATATCTATACCAGTTGTTGCCTTGATTTGTGTTGAGTCCGGTAATACCCTATACTTGTCTGTATGTGTTTTATACAACTCAGCCACTGGCCTAAGAGAACGATCAAAGTTCTCACTATTCATAATGTTCATAACACGGGTATATAACTCTGCATTTGTTATCATCATCCTCAGAAATAATTTCTGAACATCGGGTGTATAATCCAACTGCTTTTTAGTTTCCTGCTTTGCCAATTTTCTTCCTCTTCATTTCTATTTTAATTTTACTATTTGTTGCACTTTGTAATATACTTAACAACGTCGGTAGTTTACCATATTTAATTACTGCATCATTTACGTCTTTTATATCATCATCCCAATCAGGTAAACTTACACTATAACCCAACTCTAACGCCTTATCACATAATGCTAGTCCTGTACTATCTCTATCTGGAACTAGTATAAGTTTTTTATTCAATGTACTTAATAACAATGCTTGATCACTACTTATATCATTATGCATTAATGCTACACCGTCAATACTTAGTGCATCAAATATGCCTTCAGTCACAATACATACTTGCCATTCAGGTTTTTGAATATCTATATTAAAAACATAACCAGGTTGTTGTTCGTTGATATACTTGGGAATCTTATTATCTAAGAATCTACTTGTATGCCCTACAATCTTATTATTATAAGTATAAGGGATGATTACCCTATTTGCCATCCTACCTGTTTCATTGGGTGTGATTAAGAAGGGATAACTATTACTATCTATCTTCCTACCTTGCAGATATTCTACATATACTTTGTGCAATGGATTATTACTATCTACAATCTCACCATCAGGTAAGGTATGGTCATTGAATTTTATTTTTACTTTTAATTTTTTTGGTTGAGTAAAGTCAATCAAGTCTTTTTGCTGTAGACTTTCCAAACTCCATCGCTTAACTTGCTGAACATCTATTCCGCACCATACCAATAGATTTTGTGTTTTAGTAGTTATACTTCTACCCAATACAAAATTACATTTAAATTGGCAATTGAAGCAATGCATTGACCAATTATTCCCGTCAAACTTAATGCCTCCGCGCATTCGTTTGTCTTGTCTATGCCCAAAGTGGGTACAGCAAATAGCGTTAAAGCTAGTCCAACCTGAACTTGTTTGTTTCTTTTTACCGGGTAATATAGACAGGATATCAAACATCTATTGAGTATAACACAATAGAACTGTTAAATCAAATTATCTGGTCAATATATTGGTTACTGCACCCGCATTGCTAGTGAATTGCATACGTACATAAGGATGGAATCCTTGTATCACATACCCAACCGTTTGTGTAACATTAGATGATTCTGTAGTAGTTACAATATCATACCAATCATTATCTACAATACTACTGCCTTGAATGGTTGTGTTTCCGTAAAACTCAATGTATTCAGTTTGGATAGTTAGTATTGGGTTGTTATTAGTACTTAATACGCTTGTAGTGTATGTGATGCTACTTCCATTGGCATTTGGACTATTAGGGAATGCCTGTCCAGTTGGAATAGTGATACTGTATGATGGGACAAAGTTAGGTAATACTGAGTTAACAATATTCATTACACCCCTTGCACCAGCATTTTGATCTACAAATACAGGAAAGTCAAACTCATTGACTGGAATTTCTAGTGTATAGTAACATTTTTGAGCTTCAATATTCTCAAGGTCTGCGGCATTTAAAAATAAAGCACATATTCCAGTAGGAGCAAACTGTAAGGTTAATGACTTTTGTATCAGAATTGTATTTCCCTCATAGTTTAGAATCCTACAAGTTATATTTTTTCCTGTAATGTCTATAGGTTTTTGCTCTTGATTTATGAACTGAAATTGGATTTGATTATCCACACCCTTATGTAGGGTTAGGGGTTTGGCGTATTGAGGCATGTATTTCCTTGGTGAATAGCCTGACAATAGCACAACAATGTTGCGCTGAAGGTAATAAAATACTGATGTTGAATACACAAATGTAGGCTCCTATCACATATTTAGTCTAATATATTAATTTGAATAACTTTGGTTACCCGATAAATAAACAGTTAAATAAAATAATGATTCAAAACGAATTCTTCAGAAGACTTACAGAACTACACCCGTTTATCACCGTTTGCTCCTATGCCAGTCAAGATTACGTTGGAATTGTTCAAAACCGTGATGACATGGTTACTACTATATACGATTACGGTGCTATTACAGACAGCATTATAAAAGAAAAGTTCTTAGAACTAGGAGAAATTTGGTGGTGGGAATCAAATCGTCTTATCCCAATTAATTTGTTCCTAAAGGAAGATTGGATGCCTTTTAAACCCTATATTAGGACTTTCAATAACAAAAGTCTAATTGTAGTTCATGGACCAATATGTAGTATGAGTGATTTGGGTAAACGCCGCTCAAAAAGAAGATCCATAACTCTCGTGAAAAGACTGACATAAGATAAATAAAAGTGTAGTTCGCGGACCTGAGAAATCCCAACTACTCTAACGCTTTAAGGGAGCAATCAGCATGAGTATTTATTCATCTACGGACCAGTATCGCTTTTATGTGTACTTCTGGATTCGTTCAAAATCATCAGTTACTGGCTTAGCCGGAACACCTTATTATGTGGGTAAAGGGTCCTCTAAGCGGGCTTATAGAAAAGGCGGCCCAAGAAATAAAAAATATGTAGTATTAATAGAAACTAACCTCTCAGAGGTAGGGGCATTTGCACTAGAGCGCCGATATATAAGGTGGTTCGGCCGCAAAGATTTAAGTACTGGTATTTTACATAATCAAACAGACGGTGGCGATGGAATTACCGGTGTAGTAAGATCCAAAGAATGGAGAGAATCACATGGCGCAAAGGTGAGTATTTCAATGATGGGTAGAGAAGTGTCAGCAGAAACTAGATTGAAAATAAGTGAAGCACAAAAAGGCAAACCTAGAAAAACCCATTCAGATGAGACAAAAGCAAAGATGAGCCTAGCGCAGCAAAACAGGGCTCCTGATTCCGATGAGACTCGGCGAAAAAAGTCTATGGCAAGTATGGGAAATATACCCTCTAACAAAGGCAAAAAAATGTCCGAAGAGCAGAAGATAAAGTTAAGAAAGCCTAAACCACCTAGGACACCAGAACATTCAGCTAGATTAGGAGAAGCGGTACGGGTAGCTGCACAAAGGAAAAGAGATTTAATTAAACGATTACCGTAGTTTCTCCTAATAGATTAATATGTACCGCAACAAGCCAAGAATAGGAAATTGAATGACTTTTTTTGAATATGTAACCGTCAGTTCCCTTATCCCACACTGTTTTACTAATCTCACTCCAAGTTTTTCCGATTAAATGCTTTTTGCCAGGACGAATAACTGCTAGAAACATTGCTAATCTTGGAATGCTATCTATGGGTTCTGGCATCTTCACTAAGTTGTAATACTGATTATTCAAATGAATTAGTTTCTCAACAAAAGATTTATCATTAAGTTTACTCCAATCAGGTTCAACCATTAATTCATTGAGATGGGTTTCATCTCTGACATTCTCATAGACATGAACATTCAATAAGTCTAGTTTAAAGTATCCGCGCTTTTCTGCTACTGTATAATCAATACTAGCTATGTCATTGATAGGGTCATAGGGAATAGGGGTAACATATACACCAGTTGCATGTTTGCGAATAGGATTAACATTACGCATTGCCGCGCTTGTGTATTTTATACACTGTAATATTTTTGATCTATCGGCAAAATCAATGTCAACGTCTGAATCTATTCTCATCGTGGTTGAACCAATCCTGCTTTCATTAACTTCATGTATGCTTGCTGCACTACAATTGCTTGTCTTTCAGCATCTTCTACTGCCTTGTGTGTCGTAACATGATTACCGTCTTTAAGGCTAACACCCGTAACATCAAATAATGTCCGTGTATCTCTGACATCCCAAAAAGGCCACGGTGGCAATTGACCAAGCTGTCGCCAAGCATGTTCCATAACTACAATGTCAAATGGAGCGCCATGACTCCATGGCTTACCATGATTCCAACAAAAGTCATACAGTTGTTTCATTGCATCACTAAATGATACACGATCACGATCACCCATAGCTTCTTCAATAGCTTCTGGGCTTTGTTTACCCCACCAATCTACAGTTGCATCATTGACACTACGATTGTAAATCTCTGTTTGATCTTCAATCGTAGGTCTAATTTCAATCTTGCTAATAATTCCCTGACCACGCGGGTCAAACAACACTGCACCAATTGTAAGAATCACACAATCTGGTGTTGTATCTAGTGATTCAATGTCTATCATAATATCTGCCATTATTTTCTCATTTCTTTAGTATATGCCATATGTACTTTTGTTCAAGGCGTTTAGTGAAAACATCTACGTCATTGGTGTTATCAAATATAGCACCTAGTATTTGAGTCTCGTCATAAACCCTAGCAACTCGCTCAAGGTATTCTTTTAGTGTATTATCGCTCAAGGTGCTTCGCAGATATGAACTTAACCACAATACATTATTGTCACTTAATATAATACCAACTTCATATGATTTAACATCATCTAATATCATCTTAAGCAGTAGATGTACCTTGGGGCTATAAACATCCAATCCAGTAATATGCTTATTCCAAGTAACTGCATACTTTTTACTTTTATTACCTACTATCCGCACATCACAAAGATCAGTCATCACATATGCCACATTTCATACATTGTTATAAATTTATCATCCCACAACTCTATTGTAACACATCCTCCAACTAAGGAGAAGTCCCAACCATGATGTCTTTCACCGAAATTTCTTCTCATCCATTTTACTATAACAGAAGGATCTTCTTTATGATATCTACAATCTCTGTTGTATACTGTTTTGACACCTGATTTATATTTTGTATCCTTGCACAACTGGTCTAGCATACTAGGATATGCAGGAGAATATGATCCGGTTTTTAGAATTGCCATAGTTTTACCACCTTAATCTTGCAAGAATGTAATCACGCTCGTATCTAAATTTAATTCTAAATTCAGCATATTCCCAGGTATACAAACAATGTCTATCTGGTTTTTGTATGTTTGTAAGTATCCAATCTACTATCTCTATTCGTTGTGCTTGCTGATCTACTTCATTAAGTACAATAACTAGTTCATGCCATCCAGGTTTAATGTGTTCCCAGTTTGACGTCCTCATTGAAATCTCAACAAGAATATCAAGTATTTTTGTTCATCTACTATTTGATAACCATCAGTGATATTCCCGTTAACCATGTTCATCTTTATTCCATACTTATCTTCAAGGTAAGTTTCAAAATCATAACCATCAAAATTTGACTTATCTTCCATGAATTCTACTCTTACTAACTTGAGTAAACTCCAATATCTCCAACGATTCTTTCTGAAATTAATTTCAGGATCATCTCCATCATAATCTTCAAATGATTTTGATATATAAAAATCTTGAAATGATTTTGATATCTTACTCATAACCATCTCAACGCAAAGTAAGTACTATGTTCTTCTTTGTAAAAAATGAATTTAGCATAGCGTTCTGCTGGTTCAGCTAATGATTCTGCTTTATGATATTCCCAATCAAAATCCAAATTGATTACCCAACCATACCGTTGCATCTCATGCACTATATTTATAATTTCAATTGCACTCTTGTGTTGGATAACTATAGTTTTCATTCCCACCTCAACAAAAACAATGTTAAATCTTCATCACGGGTAAGCATTATCTCACATTGTTTAATGTTATCTATCCAACGATTACTTCCGGTTTCATCATCATATCCTGAATTACCAAAGTTCTTCTTACACCACTTCTTTATTTCTTTGGTGTCAATATCTTCTTGTCCCTTCCAAGAAACAGTATGTATATTAACTTTGCTACCAAAATAGCGTTCTGTTCTGTGTACGAATTTACTCATTTGCATAGCTCCAGTAACATTTTGTACTTTTGGTAAGCATCTGCTACCGCAGGGTATTGTTTACGGATTCGTTCTTCTTCTCTGCTTTTTTGATAGTCTTCTTCTGCCTGATAATTCATCTTAACCATATGCTCATATGCTTGCATGGGCAGTGTAATGTCTACCGTGTTTTTACTATTATCGTAGTACTCTATTGACCTGCAATTGGTATCAACTCTACCGCGGCCTTGTGTGTAATTTATACTAGCACCATACCGTTGTGCAAAATCTTCAAATATGTTATTAATCATGACCACCTCAATGCTGCTATTGTAGCATACTTCTCATGCTTTTGTCTAATCTTTATGGTTAACCTATTTTCTGAAACATCATTCCCGCTCACTCCCCAGTTCCAATCCCACCCTTGTTTACCAACATGTTCTTCCATCCAAGGACGATAGTGATCGTTTGGATCAGCCGACAAGGTAGAAGTCTGACCACCATTGCCGTCGTCGTCTAACACAACCCATCCTCTGGGCCACTGCACGTTGATAATGACTCCGGGCATAACCCTCCACCAAAGTTTGTCTTTGATGTTGAGACCACACGGCATCCAACCTGTTCTAGGAAACCAATAGATACCGTAGATTTCACGCTTGCTCATGACCACCTCAATATAAACATTGTAACATATTTTTCATCATAAAAGTATAGCCATCCACCGTGATAATCCCACTCACTCTTTACCCCTGTGTCAGGATCAGTACCAGGATGCCCAAATGTAGCCCAACACCAGTTCCAAATTTCCATAAACTTGCTTGCAGGATCTGTGAGACTGTAATGCATTTCCCAATAGACGCTGCCAAGATGAGTTTGCTTCATCTTAATGTTCATGACCACCTCAATATAAACCAAGCTGCTAACTTAGGATCTTTAACTGTGATACTAGGCACATATAGGAGATCATCAGGGTGCCTTGCCTTATAGTCAGGTAAGATTAGTACACGCTCATAGAACCAGTCATAATCGGGACTGTCTGTGCGACTGATATTCACAGTCGTATTGCCCTTGCCCACATGTTTGTTTAACCATTCGGTACACCCTTCAGGCACCCCTTGAGGAAACTCTACTCTCATGACCACCTCAATACAAACCAAATATACTCTTGCTGACACAAGAACTTAAATCTAAAGGCACCAGTGAGTCTAGGACCTTCATATACACCATTAACACAGATCAACTTATACTTGCGTATATCTCGTAACCAACTACTAGCTTTGTAATAAGTTTTATAATCGGGTACAGTCACATACATCCACTCCATACACTCACACCGAGGAGCATGGAGACAGATATCGTCTACTGTTAAAGTCATGACCACCTCAATATAAAAAAAGTTCTATCTGATTCATCACGGAACCAGTACTTACGATCACTTCCTACCCAGCGACAATTAGGTAAGCCCCAATTTCCGCTGCCAAATGTGTCTATCATCCAAACATTCATATCTAACCATGCTGTTTTAGAGTAGTGCCGCGGTTCAACCCAATAAGGCCACTTTGGTTGATGTTCAGCATAACCGGTTTCAAGTCTTTTTGCATTGTTATTAAAATCTTCAAACATAGAATAATAAAAACATTTTGCATCATAAAAACATTTTGCGTTAGCCATAGCACGTTTCTTCTTCATAACCACCTCAACATAAACCAAGCTGCGTCAGATTTCTGTTCAAACATCCAAAGATTACCGAGTGATTTAACTTTACTTTTACAGTTAACCTCAGTCCAGTCTTTCAATGTTTGAGTTTTCTGTTTAGTTGGATGATTGTTAAGTATTACCCGCGTCCAGCCCCATTGTTCTAATATCTCACACGTTATTTCCCAATCAATTTCTCTTGCTATTTCTGCTGACATTTCATCAGCAATTGAATTTTCAAGAGTAGAAAACGTTCTTGTATTGACAAGACTTTTGTTTTTTGTATTCTTCTTCATAACCACCTCAACGCAAAATGTATTGCGTCTTTCTCATCTTTGAATATGAAATCCATATAATCTTCTGTACAATGTGTGTTAAAATTATCACCGGGCAATCCAAACTTTTCTATTGCCCAAGCACAAGTGTCGTTCCAAGTAGGGATGCCGCTACTTACAGTCCATGATATACGAACTCTAGTACCCTGCATCTTTAAGAGTGGTGTTGACTCGTTTTGTAACATCT